ATTTCAATACTGCACTGGGATATGCTGCGTTAACTGCAAGCACTACAGGCAACCAAAATACCGCAGTGGGTCTACAAGCTTTGGAGGCCAACACAACTGCTAGTAATAACACGGGCATAGGCTACCAAGCTTTAAATTTAAATACAACTGGTAGTACGCTTACTGCTGTTGGTGATTCTGCTTTAAAAAGTAACACAACTGGTATTGAAAATAGTGCTTTCGGTCAAGCTGCTCTTTTAACAAGTTCAACTGGAAATTACAATACAGCAGTGGGTAGAGCAGCCTTATATTATAACGAAACTGGTAGTAACAATACGGCTGTTGGTAGGGATTCGTTAATAAACAACACCACCGCTTCTAACAACACTGCTGTCGGTTATAATTCACTAAAAGCAAACACAACAGGTACTAATTCAGTTGCTGTCGGTAAAAACTCTTTAAATGCAGCCACAACTGCAAATCAAAATTCAGCTTTAGGAGCTTTATCAGCAGATGCAGTTACGACTGGAAGTAATATAGCTGCGGTTGGGTATAATGCTGCTGGTGCTGTAACAACAGGTGGAAGAATAACTGCTATTGGAGCGCACTCACTTGAAACATCTACAACTGCAAATGATCTAACAGCTATTGGATATAATTGCTTACAGGATAATACATCAGGAGAAAGAAATACTGCTGTTGGAGATAGTGCTTTAGGAGATAACACTACAGCAAATAATAATACGGCAGTGGGTTTTGAATCATTAAGAGTCAACACAACTGGAACTGAACTAACTGCTGTTGGTGGTTATGCTTTAAATTCAAATACTACTGCAAATTCAAATACCGCAGTTGGATATGTTTCTTTAACTAACAATTCGACAGGAGCTAGTAATACTGCATTAGGTGCAAACGCATTGCAAGCAAGCACGACAGGAAATAACAACACCGCTTGCGGTAAGGGTTCTTTGACAAGTAATACTACAGGTTCAGACAATACAGCCTTGGGAAGTGATGCTTTAGTTTCAAATACGGACGGTAATTATAATACTGGTCTTGGACACAATGCTGGTGCATCAAATACTACTGGTGATAACAATGTATATATTGGAGAAAATGCTGGAGATGCTTTTACAACAGCAGATGATTGTACAGTTGTAGGAGTTGGTGCTTTTACATCTGCAACAACAGGTTCAGACAACACAGGATTAGGAAGGGCTGCTGGTAATACTACAACAACTGGATACAGAAATACTTTTATAGGTAATTTAGCTGGATCAAGAAATACAACTGGTTTTAGAAATACTTGTGTTGGAGATATTTCTGGCTCATCGCTTGGTCAAACTGCCTCCAATAATTCCATAATTGGATACAATGCCCAACCACCTAGTGATACATCAAGTAATAATATTGTCTTAGGGGATTCAAGTATTGGTGCTTTAAGATGTCAACAGACAAGTGTGATTGGTCTTTCCGATCAAAGAGATAAGACAAATATTGTTGATCTTACAGATGGTTTGGATTTAATAAATATTTTAAAACCTAGAAAATTTACATGGGCTATGCGAACACCAAGTGCAAATGATGGTAAAACAGAAATAGGTTTTATTGCTCAGGAATTGGATACTGCCTTTGGAGATAAAAATGATTATGTTGGAATTGTAGATCATACAAATGAAAATAAATTAGAAGCTGCACCATCAAAATTAATTCCAATAATGGTAAAAGCAATACAAGATTTATCAGCAAAAGTCACAGCCCTCGAAGCAGGGTAAACTAAAAGTAACCTAATTTTTTATTATGGAAGAAAGAACCGCAGATGAAATAGCAGCAATTTTTTCTGCTGCTGGCGATAGCGTCACTGTTATCGGTATTGCTCAGACATCAGATGAAACTGACGATGAATTTAAGGATAAAATTCAAAGAAATGTAGAGCATCTTGAACTTATTAAAAATTATAAAAAACTTGATGGAACTACATCTATCTGGACAGCAGAAGATTTTACAGCTATAGATGCTGCTATTGTTGCTGGTAAAAAACTTTACTAAACTATGAACCACAAAGAAAAACTACAACAGCTTGCTATTGAAAGACAAAACTTACAAATTGCTATGTATGAAATCAATGGTGCGATGAAGATTTTGGAACAGCAGATTCTTGAAGCTGAACCCGAATCAACCCAGCCATCAGATACAGAGGCATCAACCCCACAAGAAGCAACAGCACCATCAGAGTAAGTGGTGCTACCATTTTATTAAGTAATTCTTTGACCATGTTTCAAAAAATCGCAAATACTTTAAGTATTATTTCTTTTATTATGGTAGCCTCTATGACTGGCGGAGCTTTCATAGGTTACAGATATGTAACTTCAGAAAATTTTAAAGCACAAGTTATGAACGAAATTCTTGGAAATATACAGGGTAGTATGCCTAAAGTTTTAGATAATGTATTACCCAAAGCAACAGGACCATCTATACCTTTACCTAAAAAGTGAGTGAAATACCTCGTATTAATAAAATACAAATAAATAAAATACAAGTTTGGCAAACACAAGTACCTAAGATTAATAAACCTATTGTTGATATACCAGCTTGTGTAAGAGTACATAGGAATAACCAGACAAGCCTTATTGATAGTAATAAAGATCAATATGGAACATATACAGAATGTGGCAACTTCAGTATTCCTAGCTTTGAACCTTTGCAATATAACCCAAACGAATTTGTATATACACAATCAGAAACACCACAAAATCAAGAACAAGAATTTGTACAACCTACTGTAGAACCGCCTAAATACGAACCAAAAAAAAATAAAGATGAGCCACTTTTTATTGCTTGCCCTAGCTCAAAAGATCAGAGGGTAGGGGATTATCGTAACGAATTTAAACTTGAGCGTGTTATTGGGCATAAAAAAAGCGAAGATGAAAGTGAATGTATAACTCTCTATGAAGACGTTAAGTTCATTGAGCAATACATACCGAATCCTCCACAGCTTATTAGCACTGCTGCTATTGCTACTGTTGCTGCCTCTACTCCATTACTGCTTAATATTGTCAAACCTTTAGTAAAAAATCTAATTAAAAAACTTACAAACAAAAAAGATAAATCTACTTAAATGTATGAGTATGTGGAATAACCTGATTTGGAGGCGGTTGAACAACTACCCCTTCGCATAATTTTGCAAAGTTAGATTTTGGGTCAAAAGAAATTCCTTTCAAATATAATTCTCCACAATTTTTTAAACGAGCTATTTCATAGTTGAGCAACTTTGCATTCAGTTCTTGCTTTTGTAAATTTATTTGTGTGTTGGCTGCATCTAGACAAGAATCTTGAAATCTTTTATCTAGCGGAATATTAAATGTAAGTGCAAATCCAAAGTTAAGACCTAGAGAATCTTTGTTGCCACTATAATTTTCTTGATAATATAAAACATTGCCGGGATTATCTGGCACTCCGTCATCATTGGCATCTGTAGGGTCATAAACAGGGGTATGATAAATATAATCTTGTGGTCTTTTTTGATTAAATGATGTTGTTACAAAAGGACTTACTGTCATCTGTGGTCCAGAACATTTTATATTATTGCCATACCAATTTTCTACCATAGGTCCACCTAATACTTGTGTTGCAAAATTAGAAACAGAACCACTTGCTGAAGCAGAGGGAGCCGCAGTGTTTGAGGTATTAGCAAAAACTGGACTCCCAAATAATAATGATACTACTGCGAGAATATTGTAGTGGTATCTGTTACGCTTGTGCTTTGTATTGACCGAGTTATATCTGTTACTGATTCCATTCCCGGTGCTTGATAAACTTCTGTGAATTGAAAAGCATCGCCTTGGTTTGTTTGTGTCCAGTTGGGTCGTTGATCTAAATTTAATCCCTGCCATGTATGTGTAGTACCGTTTATTGTTTCACTAACAGAAGTGGCTGCTGGTGTAATAGAAGAACCATCATGTTGTATATTTGACCCTGTAACTGAGTAAAGAAACCCAGAATTGTATTCTGTTGTTCGTATAGTCTCTGTAATATTTGTGGTAGTTTCTGTTCGGCTGGTGCTTGACCCTTGAGTAAAATTTGGAATAACTGGCACAGCATAACAAGGAGCAAATATAACAAAGCCAAGAAGAAGTAACCTCCTCATTCGATAGTAAGATCAACAACAAACTGACCTGTCATTACTATACCTGTACCTGTGCCGGGTGTCAGTGTCATTGTATGGTTATCAATAGCTACTGCTGCAGTACCTACACTACCAGCACTTGTAGATGTTATATCACTAAAGTTTGGTACAGTACCAACTGTTATTGAACTGCCCGGTGTTTGATCTCCTTCTACATATGATTGAGTAAATGAAAATGCTTCGCCACTTGTTGCTTGTGTTGCAGAAGGAAAAGTAACTGACGGAACACCATTACTTGTTGTGCCAAAGCCACCTAATGTTGCTGCTGAGTTTGAATCAACAGTAGTAATATTATTTCCACTTATGCTGTAGCTTGACCCGATCTTGTCAGCAGTACTTGCAGCAGATAAAGATTCAAATTTTACACTAGAAGATATTGAATGGTTCATATCTGCAAAGGCAGCAGATGGTAAAAGTAAAAACAATGCAAATAGTTTTTTCATTTAATTCCTACGTTAGTGTCTTTGTTATCCACTATCTTAGCAGCGTTTGCAGGTTTCTTTTTGTTTACACTTATACCATAACTGCCTAAGACCCCACTGGTAAGGCCGGCTAAAAACGCACCATCATTACGAATCTTGTCCATGTATCCGAGAGTCATCATTGCCAAACTCCAACAAAGAATCATAAATCGCACCGCATGACCAAAGATTTCTGCCCAATCAGTACCTTCTTTTTCTTCTTGTTCTTCTGTCATAAAATACTACCCAGAATAAAGACGAGATGACCACCGCTTAAGGGTAGTATGTGCCAAATTTAGCAAATACTGTTATGTTTGGAAAGTAACACAATAAATTATGATTAAAATTTTAAAACCAATCTTAATGACATTTCTTACAACAACTACTGTAAAACGTCTTGTTGTTGATTTATTAAGAGCAATTTGTAAACAAACAACAAACACTCTTGATGATAGAGCTGTTGACATTCTTGAAAAACAATTATTTCCAAGTAAATGAACATTAAAAAATTTCTCAACATAGAGATAGAGGAAGCACCAGCAGAGTTGCAATTATCTGTCGAGATGCGTTGTAGAGAAATTATGCAAAGTAAAGACTATGACAATATAAAAAGATACTGTACACATTTAGTAAGACACCAAATGCATCAAGATGTTTTTCTTGCTTCTATTCTTGGAAGGTTGGTAGAACTAGAAGCAGAAAATGTGGTTAAAAGAGTAAGAAACAAACCCAACCTTATAAAAAGATTTAAAAAAAGATTTTTTAAGTAATTTGATAAAGTCTTTGTTTTTCTATAGTTTTTTTCATAGACCAATATCTAATAAGAGTTTCTAATTCGTTTATACGTTTTTTTGCAGCAGTAATTTTTTCTTTTGTATTCATAGTTAGCTTTCGTATCTTTTTATATAGGCTTGTTTTTCTTCTTCTGTAAAATCTTTCATTTGCATTTTGTTTACTTGATCGACTTGGTAATTAAATTTTATTATGGCTGTCTTTATATGTTCAACAACCCAACGACCTTCATTTGAGACAAGTTGGGCTTTACCTCTTTCGTTTATAAAAACATAATGGTCATAGCCTTTTAAGGTATCGTCAAGCAACTGCTTTTCCATTTTTTGCAAACGTAATTCTTTAAGTTTGTTTAACTTAATTTTAAATCTGTTTTTGTTAAATTTACTCATTTTAAAGCAACTCCTTTACCAGTTAATCTTCGCATAAAAGCTGCAAAGCCTTCTGCTACGGCCAATGTTTCTTTCTCTGTAAAATGCAGAGGTAATCTAAGGTCAAATACATTGTCTAAGATTGATTTGGTATATTTACAAATATCTTCATTTCTTATTGTATAAGGTAAAAATCGCCAATTCCAAAATAATCTTGCATTTGTATTATTAGTTCCACCTAACCAAGATATTGGTATATTTTGGCCATTGCAAAGATGTAGAAGGCTTGTTTTACATTTTTCATCTAGGTCAATTTGCATTTGAATAGAATCTCGTACAGGTCTATTCATAGCTGTATAACCAGCAAGAAAACCCTCTGGTATTAAATTTTCAAGTCGTGTTTGATCAATTAAATATTGATCAGATAATGGAAAAGTTATTTGTTTAAACTCTTTCATTTTTTCTTTAAATAAAATATAATTTTTATTTGTTTGAATAATAGTATTTTCAATTCGTTGTAATTGTGGTCTTGCAATAGCTGCACTTAAATTATTCAAACGACAGTTATAAACTGGTAATTGACATCTATATTTATTGCCACCACGACCTTCTATCATATGTAGTTTGTAATTATTTTCATAAGCACCTGACATATGAATACATTGCCACATTAACTCTTCATTATTAGAAACAATAATGCCACCTTCCCCTGCATTTAGCATTTTGTAAGATTGCATTGAATAAATACCAATATCCCCCCAAGTACCAGCCATTTTGCCATTATGTTTTACTCCAAGAGCGTGTGCTGCATCTTCAATAAGCACTACTTGAAAAGCTTTACACAATTCAACTACTTTTGACATTTCTGGCATATGACCACGCATATGCGAAAGCAACAGAAATTTAGGTCTTTGTCTAATAATTTTGTTTTTTAAATCAGACAAACTGATTACATATTGGTCATTACATTCAACAAGAATGGGATTACCACCAGCTTGTATTACAGCACTTGGTACCGCAACAAAAGTAAATGCTGGTATAAGAACTTTGTCATCATGTTTTACACCACAAGCTTTGAGTGCTAAAAAAATACCATTAGTTGCAGAAGAAACAGCCAAAGCATATTTGCAATTTACATACTCAGTTATTTCTTTTTCAAGATGTGTTACATCACTTGTCGTTTCTTTGTATTGATAACGAAAAAGTTTTTTTGTTTTTAGTGCTGCTTGTACAGCGTCATTTACTAGGTCAGTATTAAGTTCTGCACCCCAGTTGATTTTTTGTAATTCAATCACAGTTAGGACAATTAAAATTTAAAGGATTTTGCATAACCATTGCAGCTAAAACTAGCAAGGCCATTTTTGTTGGAGGTTGTTCGTTTGTAAAAGGCATTAGCTTTTGATCTGCCAGATGTAACCCTTCGTTGGAAACTATCAAAGAATGTTCTGCTGATAATTTTTCACCATGGCTATTATCTAATTGAGAAAACAAAATGCCATCGCCATATTTTTTGTTATTACAAGTATGTGGTCTAAAGTCAAACCAATCGAGATTAAAGCACTCAAGACCAAGTGAAAGGTGGTCTTGAAATACTTTTACATTTGGTGGAAGTTTTGGGTTTGATACTTTTTTAAGAACTTTTGCCATGTTAAAAAGGCATTTCTTCTTTTTCTTCTTTTAATACAGAGATTGACCCTGATACAAAAGATGAACCATTTTTAGACATTCTGTTCCAAGCACTTACTGGTATCTTGACAACTTTCTCGCCAGCATAGTTGTCCTCGCCTTCTTGTGCTGTAATCCACTCTGTAAGTGTCATGGCATCTGGCAAAGTAAATTCAATATTGCCACCAAAGTCTGGTGACTTTTCTGATTTTTTGTCGTTATTTTCAAAGAGTACAAGTCGCCCTGTAAAAAGGTTTTCGTAAGCCATAATTAAAAAGATTTAATAGGAATAATTGAGTTTGTTTCTTCCCAAGCAAGTACTTGGGGAAGGGCATACCGAATAAGTGGTTTACCCAAAGCAGTAGCCTGTCGTGGCACGTCGTACCACTCTGGACCTTCTGCTTTACCTCGCCTAGTGCTTGTTCGCCACTTCTTTATGGTTCTTTCTGTGATACCATATCTTTCAGCGAGGTCTTTGGTAGATAAGTAGGGTTGATCTTGTTCCATTACTTAAGTTTCATCTGTTTAGAAATAATTGCTCTGTCTAGTTCGATTTTTTGTTCTTGGGTTAGTTTACCTTGAGCAAATCTAGTGGCAATATTTTTTTTATGGTCTGTTAATTGATCTAAGGAAGAAGCAATTTCGATAGCTTTTTTAGCTAGACCAAAAGTTGCATCTGTATCTGGTTTGTTTGATACTTTTTCTTGTACTTGCTTTCGCAAAGTTTCTATAACCTCGCCTTTATTTTCTAATAGTTTTGGCTTTAGTTTCTTGTCAGATACTTCTTCTACTTCTTCCATATTAAAATCCATATCTGTCTCAAGACCTAAGATCAACTTAATGCTGTATCTTCTTTGATATGTAACTGCACCACCCCAGTTATGGGTTTGGTTTTTCTTAGGGTTGGCCATATCTCTTTCAGATAAAAATATTGGCAGTTCGCTTTTAATAACACCACCATCTTTATGAATGAGTCTTGTAACTATGAGTGTTTCGCCTGTAGCACTACAGCCAAAGCCTTGTGTTAAACATAGACCATTCTTTAGAAGTACAGGTGTAACCAAAGAAAGCATTTGTTCCAAAGGAAGATAGCTGTAACCATAAGAACCTACACCAACTTGTTTGGTCTTACCCATTGATGGAAATTCTGCTTGTGCTTTTTGTAAAGCTACTGCAAGTGCAGCGTGTGGGTTTGTTTCTGACATTTTTTTAATTTGTTTTGTAAGCCCAACTTGGTAGGCTGAGTGTTTGGATTTCTTCTGCATACCCATGCCAATAAGCATCTGTATGGCATTTAGAAATTTGTTTTAAGGCAGCTTGTCTAAGACGTTTGCCTTCGGCAAGTGCTTCTTCGTCTAGCTCGGTAATGCTTATGGCATATGGGTAGACTTTTTCAACTGCTATAAATACAAATCGTTTTGCACCAATTACAGATAAGTAATGAGCAGCTTGCAGATGGTAAAGGTAATTCGCTACTGACTTAATAAATTTGTCTGGGTGGCTGTTACCCTCGCCAGTTGTTTTTAGGTCGACAATAGTATCGCCATGTAAAAAGTCGCATCTTGCTTTACAAGTGAGACCAGTTTCTTTGTCTTCTTTCCAAAAGCTTTGTTCTGCAAGACCAACAGAAAGAAGTTTGTTTGCTATCGGGTGCGACCAAACAGCGTTGGCAACATTAGATGCAAGCTCGTATTCTTGGTTTGTTATAGGCTCTATGCCTTTGGCCGCCATTTCTTCTGCTTGCACCTTACCAGCTTTGGTTGATCTACTAAGACAAACACCATAAGCTTTTTTTGCTCTGTCTGGTTCTAAGGTAAATGCGTGACAAAGTTCGCCAACTCTAAATGCTTTTTTTAGTGCTGGTTCGTGTTCTAACTTTTTTTGTTCGTATTTGCTTTGGTAAAACACTTGCGGACAAGTGCTTGTAATAAGCTTCAGATCGCTGGCAGAATACGCTGGGTCTGCATGATATACCTCTGCTGGTATATACTCTGAGTCTGTATTAATCTTTGGCATTAAGTTTATCCTCTAGGTTGGCAACACGTATTTTAAGTGTTGTAAGTTCTTCTGCTTGTTTAACAATAAAGTCTTTAATGACATTTATTTTGCCATCTAAGGCCATAACAGTTTGACCTGTATTGTGGCCAAGCTGCTTAGTTGTCTCAGTAAGATGTTGCAGAGCATTTATAAGTTCGATCTTTGAGTCGGCTTGTTTTTTTTCATGCTGTTGTAAAGTCTCAAAGATTTTTTCAATATCTCTTACCATTTAGCTACCTCTTGACAAGCTAGTTCTACACCAGCACGACAGTCTGCTTTGGTCATATCTTTTAGAGATGAATCAAAAGCGGTAAACAGAATACTGCCAACCGCTAGATAAAGGAATAAATGTTTCATGCGTTTGCCCTCTGTCTTAGTAAGAAAGAAAGCTGCTTTCTGTATTTAGCAACATTT